ACTATTTGCATAGTTACCAAAGGAGTAGCTCATATTTGGGCTGCTCCTTTTGTGTAGTGTAAATTCAGTGGATCATGAGAAAGGAAAGAAATTATGAACGAATATTCAAATCGAAACATTTGTCCTTGTTGCAACACAGAAATTAGGGATTATGATGTAATCTATGTAGATGGTGGGGATATTTCCACGGGTGGGATTTTGACAGCACTTCACGAAGCGTGTGCGGATAGAATAATGGAACAAGAGAAAGAAAATGGAATAAGAATTTAGTTATTCAAATTAAAATAATAAGAAGGGAGTAAAGGGTGTGGCAATATTGAATTATACAACAACCATAGATGCCTTTAAAACGGTATCAGAAATAGAATATATCCTGATGAAGCATAAAGCAAAATCCATCATGAAGGAATTTGAAGGTGATAGTATAAAAGGTTTATCATTTTTGATTGATACGGGATATAGCCAAGTGCCAATAAAAATGCCAGTTAAAGTAGATGAATGCCTTGCAGTATTACGGAAGGAAAAGCGAAATGGTGTTAAAAATGTAAAAGATACAAGAGAGCAGGCAGAACGCGTAGCATGGAGAATTTTAAAAGATTGGGTAGAAGCACAAATGGCTCTATTAGATATTGAAATGGTTCGGATGGAAGAAATCTTCATGCCATATATAGTTGATAACCAAGGAAAGACTCTCTTTGAAAAATTAGAAGAAAAACAATTTCTTCTTACAGAGTTAAATTAAAAATTTAGCGGAGGTGGTTAATTGAAAAAAGAGTATGTAATATATTTATCAAGTGGAAGAAATGATATCGTTAATGCTTATGGTTATTGGAGTGGTAAAAACTATGTAGCACAGGGAGACCTTATACCAATAACAGACAGTACCGTGACTATAAACACTAAGAGATACAGCAGTAAGGCAAGAGCAGATAATGCACTAAATGCTTGCTTTGATAGAGGATATTCTTATGTCATTAATGGAAGAGTAGAGGAATTAAATTAAAAGAATTCACCATTTAGGAGGTAAAAGGATGAGAAGATTTATAGGCATTGTAAAAACTGATGCATATGGTTCTGATTGTGAGTTTGCGTTTGAAGTAGAAGACAATGCTACTGATAAAGAAATTGAGGAAGCTGGAAAACAGGCTGCATTTGATTATGTTGACTGGTATTACAATGAAGAATTAGAAGGTTAAATTAAAAGTTAGAAAGGAACGTGAACCATGAAAAAATATCCACCCAAAAGACCAATAAGTGCAAGTGGTGTTTGTTATACAGATAAACTATGTAACATTAAAAGTGATTGTAGTAAATGCGAAAACTTAAATCCTAATGGAACTTTAGAAGACTTGAAAAGTGATGAACGAAAGGCTGTTGGAAGTTGGCTAAATTTAAAATTTAACTCGTAAAACGAAAGGAGTAAATAGGTTTGGTCGACCAATTAAACACGTGTTTACTCATGAAGAAAAATGAAAATAGTTGAAGATACAAACAAAAAGATTGTATGCGATCATGGAAATAAAATTATAATTGATTACTTTGCTGGTGGAGGTGGAATAAGTCTGGGAATTGAAAAAGCATATGGAAGATGCGTTGATTTTGCTGTTAACCATTCTTGGGATGCAATTATGATGCATGCGAAAAATCATCCTTATACCAAGCACTTTACAGAAGATGTCATGAAAATAAACATAGGGAAATATTTAAAACAGGGACAAATAGTCGGGCTTATGTGGGCAAGTCCTGATTGTACTTCTCACTCAATAGCGAAAGGCAACAAGCCTATAGAAAGAGGATTAAGAATACTTCCAATGGGTGTATGGAGAGCGTGTAAGCAAATATTGAAATATACAGGTAGTATCCCGGAAGTGTTAATGATGGAAAATGTTAAAGAAATTATGAAATGGGGTCCACTAGATGAAAATAACAAGCCTATTAAGGAGCGTGAAGGTGAATTTTATAACAAGTTTATAAAACTTATGAAAGACCTTGGATATGAGTTTGAATATAAAATATTGGTTGCCGCAGATTACGGGGCACATACTACAAGGGAACGATGGTATGCACAGTTTAGAGCTGATGGAAAACCAATGGCATGGCCGGAACAAACACATTCAAAAGATGGAAAAGGCGGACTAAAACAATGGGAACCAATAAGCCAAGATATTGATTTCTCAGATTTAGGAAGTTCGATTTTTACTAGAAAGAAGCCACTAAAGGATAAAACTTTAAGTCGGATAGCAGCAGGAATAAAGAAATT